GAATCAGAAGGGTCAGGGCGGCAGCACGTTCGTCGCCGTCCTGACCTTGCTGGTGATCGCGGCAGTCCTCCCGGCCTTCACCCGCATTCTCATCGAGATAATGGTGTGGTCGTGGAATCTTCCGGGCGAATTGAACTTCGGGTAGCGGGCAAGAGCGAGGGCAAGCAGCGCCCTCGTTTCAACCCGTTCACCAAGCGTGTCTACACGCCACCCGCGAACACCATCAGCGAGAACGATGTTCGCTCTGTATGGCGCGAGGTTGGATCTCCGCGTATAGAGGGTAAGCCTCCGATTGGGATCGAAATCACGATCACCGTGATGCGGCCTCAGTCACATTTCAAGAAGAGCGGGGATCTTTCTGCTGAGGGTCAGCGGATGATTCTCCCCTCGAACAAGAAGCCTGATGTGGACAACGCCATCAAGCTCGTAATGGATGCACTCAACACACGAGCCTATAAGGACGACGTACAGGTATGTCGTGCCTATGTAAATCGTGTGTGGGGAGAATGGCCGGAAACACACATCAGCATCTACGAACTTGATGCCGAGTCGAGGCCGAAGCTGTAAGCCGGGATGCACATGCGGCAAGCACGGCGGCTCGCCGATAGTCCAGGGCCGCAAGTTCTGCTCCATGTGCCGACGCTGGCGTCAGCTCTGCGACTTCTTCGTCAGTGAGTGGAACGGCCAGAAGGCGGTGCGCTGGCAGTCGTACTGCTCTACCTGCAAGCGCCTCAGACAGCGTGAGCGGCTCGCTGAGCGCCTTGGACGCCCCGTGCTGGCCAGGAGCGAGTATCTGGCCTTCCACAAGAAGTACCCCTCGCTGAAGGCAAAGGCGCAGGCACGTCAGCAGCGCCACAACCGAAGGATGGCCACCGACCGTCAGTACGCCGAGCACTACCGGGAATACCACCGCATGTACCAGACGCTCAAGCGCCGAGCTAATGGGGTGCCCGAGCGGAACTTCAAGAGCAAGCGCTACTCGGTAGACAGAGAGCGCCCCATCCGCCTGCCGATCGAGCCGTTTGCCGAGTATCTCCGGCGGATGGTGCCGGTGGTGAGCGCAAAGATTCCGGGCAGCTACAAGGCCAAGTCCAAAGAGACCATCACCTACGATCCGCTCAAGGAGATCGCTGAAATCTGCGACGTGTCACGCGACTTCGTATATGACGTTCTTCGTGGCCACCAGAACACTGTAGATATAGACAGGGCGGAGCGGGTACTCATCGGACTGAATGGTCCCCAGACGTGGGAACTATGGCCTGAACTAGACGAGTAGGGGTACACTGCTTCCTGTGAGTCTCCCTCAGCGAGCGAACCCCACCGGGCCTAAGCCCGAGCGAGGGCCGAAGAAGCACATGAGCGAGGAAGCCCGCCAGGCTGCGTCAGAGCGGGCCAAGAGGCTGCACGCCGAGGGCAGGTTCGGCGGGGCCAAGTTCGGCAAGCTGGGCGGTAGGCCCCGCAAGGCCCGCGTCACCGAGAAGATTGCCGACGCGGCGAACCAGGAAGCGGAGAAGATCACACGGGTCTTCAAGGACGCCATCGACCCGGCGCAGCCGATGTCCATCCGCCTGAAGGGCGCTCAGATCTGGACCGAGATCTCGTCGCAGGAGGCGAAGATTGCAATCCAGGAGGAAGATGTCGAGGGCCGCCAGCATTCCCGTGAAGAGCTGATCGAGATTCTGGCCAGCAAGCTCACCAGTGGCCCCACAGCACAGATTCTTCGTCGCCAGCTCGAAGAAGAATCGATCCAAGATGCGGAGGTCGTTGAAGATGACGACGACGCCCAAGCTGCCTGACTCACCGGAGGGAATGCTCAACCTGCTGTCCCAGATGACGGACAGTGAGCTTGAAGAGATGTTCCGTGCCCATCAGCAGCTTGAAATACGGCTGCGTATGTATGGGCCTAAGACTGATGATGAGCTACACGATTGGATCAAGGCTGAACTTGGAATCGACATCCCACGGACATCCGTATGCGAAGGGCATGTAGCCCCGTTCACCTTCCTCGCGGACCTCTACTTCGAGCGCATCGAGGCAGCGCTAGGGGTAGCGAATCGTGGCGGAGCCAAGACGTTCATCGTCGCCGTGCTGCATTGGCTCAACTCACGTTTCAAGCCCGGCTGCGAGTCATGCACGTTCGGCGCTACTGAGGCTCAGTCGCTTCGCTGCTACGCGCACCTCAAGGACTGGATCTACGACGAGGAAGGCCAGCGTCGCCCGGAGGTTGTGTCGTCGCTGATGCGCGAGACGGTCTTCAAGAATGGCTCGAAGGTCGAAGTGCTGGCGGGAACCGAGCAGGCCGTGAACGGCCCCCACCCGCAGAAGGCACATGCGGACGAGATCGAGCTGATGGACGCGGCGACGTGGAAAGAATCGCGAAACATGACCGTCTCCGGCTACCTGCCTGACGGTCGGATAATCATTCCTCAGGACGTGGCCACCTCAACGCGCAAGGGTCCGAACGGGCGCGTTCAAGGTCTCATCGACGAGATCGAGAAGGCCGTCAAGGAGGGCTACAAGCCGCCGCGCAAGCTCTACATGTGGTGCATCAAGGAGACCGCTGCCCAGGTCAAGAATTGCCAGGTAGCGCGTCCTGATCTGCCCGACAACGAAGTCTGCGCGTGCCATGCCATCCGCAAGGGCGAGTGGGAGGATGGCTCGCCGCGCCTGCTGCGCGACATCTGCAACGGGGACTTCTACCGCAGCCGTGGCTGGCAGCCCTACGGCGACATCGTGAAGCAATTCTCCGAGAACGATCGCGACACCTTTGAGGTCCAGCAGCTCTGTCTGAAGCCTGAGATGCGCCACCACTACGTTCCCTCTTGGCGCGACGAGAAGCACTGCATCAGGGGCTTCGAGCCGGACCCAGCCAACGGGCCAATCTTCACCTCAACAGACTGGGGCGGAACTAACCCTCACTCAGTCGGCTTCTATCAGCTCCTACGCAACGAAGTCGAGGTCATGGCGTGGGTGCAGCCTGAAGAGGGCAACGAGCCGGTGATGGTGCGCCTGAAGGAAGGCACCATCGTCCGCTTCGATGAGATCTACATCGCCGAGATCGGCAACGACAAGCTGGGCGAATTGGTCAAAGCGAAGGAGGCGGAGTACCGGAGGAAGTTCCCCAACTTCAAGGTCTTCGAGCGCTTCGCTGACCCCCAGGGGAAGGCCGCCCGGATGGACTGGAAGGCGATGGGGTTGCGCACCAGTTGGCATACCACGCGCGAGTTCGAGGAACACGTCAAGGTCGTCAATGACACCTTCGAGGACGATCTCTTCCGGGTGGACGGAGTGAAGTCGCCAAAGTTCGTCTGGGAGGTCAAGCAGTGGCGTCGTAACCCTAAGACGGATGAGCAGATTGACGAGAACAACCATGCTATGTCTGAGTTCCGCTACCTGCTTGCCAATGTCAAGAAGATCGCACGGAAGGCGCTCAGGCAGGGCGGTAGCAAGCCACAAGCACGGTCTATACCTCGGCACACGCAGGTCATTCGACGGGGTGAATCTGGTCCGATAGGCTTCCGTGGGACGAAGGACGAATACGATCAGTGGCGTAAGAGCCTGGGTGAGCCTGTGACGAAGGTGAGGAATCGCTAGTGGCGACCAGAGTGACGCGGACTCAGAACGGTGCTCCGTCTGGGCAGATTTCCCCTGAAGAAGCTGCCGTCATTCGGTCCTCGGTCGCTGCCGCTGAGAACGCTCCTTCCTCTCGCCAGCAGGCCGTATTCAAGAATTGGCGCGAGGCTGCCGATGTCCTTGGTAGCCCCTTCGAGGTCGAAAGAATCCCGATCTCGAAGCTCCGGGCCATGCGTCGAGACCCCATGCTGGGCTTCGGCCTGAGTTTCATCAAGACGCCTCACGCTCGCGCCAAGTGGTTCGTCAACGCCAAGAGCCAGCGCGGTCCCAACGCACAGGTGGCCGCTCATCTGGACCACGATCTGCGCCGGATCTACGCGAGCTTCATCTTCCAGGCGATGAACGCGCTGGACTTCGGCTTCCAGTCGCTCGCCAAGCGTTTCGAGTTCCGCATCCCGGCAGGCACCTTCATCGAGACGAACCCCGAGACGGGTGAGCAGGAAGAGAAGCCGATCTGGTCCGAAGGAGGGATCGAGCCGATCGCATGGAAGCCCTTCGTGGCTCTGCGCCCAGAAGGTGTCGAGCCGATCTGGGCCAAGGGGACCGGCGAGTTCGACGGCATCAACTACGCCGTGGTCACCGAAGGTGGCACGCCCCCGCCAGGCAGCGGTGCCAAGGCTCAGCGGGACGAGAACGGCGAGATCACCTCCTACGACATCGATCTCTACCACGCCCTCTGGTTCACCAACGAGAAGGAGCAGAACTTCGGCTCCATCTTCGGCTACCCCCGGCTCGGCTACGCCCTGCGCTACTGGTGGTCGTACTGGCTGCGCTGGACGATTGCTGATCGCGCCTTCGAGCGGAAGGGCGATCCCTCGGTGATCGTGCGTCACCCCGAAGGCGAGTTCATCAACGAGCAGACCGGCGAGCGCATGGACTACGGCGAGTACGCGCTGCTGATGGGCGAGCGGATGCGCTCCGGTGGCGTGATCGCGCTCCCCTCTGAGGTCTGGGAGGACGCCACTGGCCGGGGCAGCACGCGGCAGTGGGACATCGAATTCACCACGGAGGCCGTCAACTTCGATCCCTTCGACAAGAGCTTCGACTACCTGGACGTGCAGAAGCTCCGCTCGCTCTTCATCCCTGAGCAGGCGTTTCTCGAAGGCAAGGGCGGCACCAGCTCACGCAACGTGGCCGCTGAGCTGGGCGAATCTTTCGTAGAGCAGCAGGCGGTTCTTTCGGCCCAGATCGTTGAGCACATCAACCGCTTCGTTATCCCTCAGTGGATCGCTGTGAACTACCCCGAGTTCATGGCGGAGAACGGCGTGGCCGAGATGGTCATGCAGGGCTTCGCGGATGAGGATGTCGCCTTCTCCAATCAGGTCATCAGCCTGATCGGACAGCAGGAGAGCGGAATGCGCGAGATCCTGAAGATCGTCGATCTGAAGCGAATTCTTCAGGCCCGTGGCACACCGATCGCAGACTTCTCCGAACAGCAGCGCCGGGAACAAGAGATCGCCGCCGAAGTCGCCGCCCAACAGCCGCCAGCCACAGCGCCAATTCCAGGCGCTCAGGTCGGAGTTGTGCCGACTGCCACTGGTTTCTCCTACATCCGTCCTCGTGAGGTGATCGAGCTGGCGGAATCCGGCACGGATTTCCTCGCCAGCCTGCCTCCGTCGCCTCACTACGAGGACCGCGCCATCAAGGGCTTCGCCCGCCAGCTCTGGAACGTCTACCGCGATCTGTATCGAGACGAGTACCGCAGCGCCATCGAGGCCATCGACAACTTCGAGGCGTCGGAGGACGACGTAGATGCGGAAGATTCCGTCGAGCTGGCGGCAGAGGAACGCTTCCTTCGTCGCGCGGCCCGAATGATTTCCGGCTGGGCTGGTAGTGACCGTTGGCCCAATGTGCTCGAACGGACTCTCGACATCATGGAGCGGATGGCTCGGCGAGCAGCTCGGATCGAGCTGAAGCGCGTGAATCTTTCCACTCCGGCGGACCAGAGCGATCTGGATGACTGGCTGCGAGACCACATCGCAGATTTCGCCACGAAGGTCGCGGAGACGACGCGCACGGAGGTCCGAGATTTCGTCGCTGCCCGGCTCGCTGATGGCATCACCGATCGCGAGGACATCGTTCGGATGGCCCAGGAGCACTTCAACGAGTTCCCCGAGTGGAAGGCCGATCGGCTCGTGCGAACGGAGGTGCGCGATGTCTACAACGCCGCCACGTTGCTTGCGGCTCGCGCCGCCGGGATTGACCGCGTACAGGCCAGCGACGCTCAGGAGAGTTCGGACACCGACACCGATTGCGTCGAGCGTGATGGGCGAATCTTCACCGTGGACGAGGCCATGCGCGAGCAGGAGCACCCGAATGGGACGCTTGCATGGAAGCTCGTCCCGGCAACGAATCTGTCGATCGAGCGCGTCGAGATCGGCGCGGATGATCCGATCGGGCGGTATGACGCCGAGACGGAGACCATCTACCTGTCAGCGCAAGCAACGCCTGAGCAGGAACGTGACTACCTGAAGATCATCGGAGATTTCCTGCGGTCATGAGCGAGATTGTCCTCACCGATAGCAACGTGAAGCGGCGCTATCAGATTCAGATGGATGAGACTGGCTGCCCAGTGATGCTGGCCGATGTGCCGGGAGCCGGAGTCTCGCGTGTCGATCCCGATGCGACATCTGGCAACCCCCGTCACGACATCCGCTCGGGCAAGTTTGGCCGGGGCGGGGCAGGTGGCCGTCGCGAGCCGCCTCCGGCCAATGTTGATCCCATCGAATATGCCCGTATGATCGACGCCGTGAGGGACGCCGCTCGGGAATTCGACTCGCCCGACGTGGGCGACGTGAAGGAATTCCTGGCGGGCCGTGCAAAGGCCCCTGACAAGGTGGACATCCAGCAGTTCCTCACGCTCGTCCAGGAGCAGCGCAAGTCCGATGCCGTAGACATACTCGACCAGCAACTTCGGTCCTCAGGCGTGCTGCCCCGTGGCCGCAGGAAGGTCCGCGTGGCCGCTCCGAGGGGCTACGTTAGGCGTTTGATCGGGTCTCTGGATGGAGACCAGCTTGGGGAGATCATGCACAGGCTCGCCGCTAAGGGCCACGACCCCGAGGACGTGGACAAGTTCTTCAACGGCAAGGTCAAGGACGACGTTGCTGAGACAGCGCGATCGCGCCGGGATTCTTTCCAGGCATCCGACTGGCAGGGCGACCCCTTCGAGGATGTCGAGTTCGCCGAGGGCGGAGTCGTCCCGCCGGGTATGAATCTTCTGATCGATGACAGCTACGTCATCCCGATCAGCGCCGATGAGCTGGCCGAGAGAATCGCCATGAAGCTCTCAGCTATCGGTTCCGCCACCCAATAAGTTGAACTGATGTCCTACAGCAAGCAGATATGGCAGCCGGGAGTCGGTGGAGGTACGCCAGCGACTCCCACGCGCCTGAACCACATAGAGCAGGGCGTCTTCGACGCACACGCGGGGGTCTCTCTCTTGCTCTCCGCCAGCCGCCTGCATCACTTCGGCCACTCCCTAGCAGCCGGTGGGGGTGCTTCAGGCCCCGATCGAGACGCGATCACTCGCCTTGCAGCGGCCTTGATGACGCGCGAGGTGCAATCCTCGAAGGGCGGCGCGATTCTGCACTGGAATAACGTCGATCCTGATTCCGCAGGTAACGGCGGGTACAACACGGTCGGTCAGCAGACTCGCGGTGGCAGGCGTGCCAACGCGGCTCTGTCGGGCGCTGTTTCGGCGGGCGCTACTTCGGTCACCACGAGCACGCCTCTGGATAAGGCATGGGCGGCTGGCGACTACGTGCATATCGGGACCGGGACGAACGGTGAGATGGCCTATGTCCTGTCGGTGACGGGCGGGACCACGCTCAACCTCGATCGTTCACTCATTGGTGGGCAGGCAGCAGGCGATCCTGTTTACGCCGTGCCTCATGCCTTCGAGGCACAGAACCCGCTCTACCTGATGTGGTACGGCCTCAACGACGTGATGGCCTCTGGCACTGGTTCTGGCGGTACATTTGTCAGCCAGGGAGCGGGCACGGGTGGCGCTCAGGTTCGCGTGGGAGAACGAGCCTTCAAGGAGGCGTATCGAGCTGCATTGGCGAAGGTTCTGACGGCTGAGTTCTTCGATGCCAATCATGCCTCGACCGTCCGTAGCGGCCCTGCTTCTCAGGCGGCTGCCGCAGGGGCGATGTTGGGCAACTTCGCTCGCGATATGAGTGTCAATGGCAATGTCATCAGCATCGACGTACCGGCCAATTTCGCTGGTGGGGATCTGTATGCCTGGTTCGTCAGCTATGGCGGCGCTGTCCATGCAAGCAACCAGATGGGTCAGGGCGGGCGAGTCACATTCACGCTCGACGGTGGAGCACATGCGCCTGATCTGGACACGCGCAATGCCTACTACGGCACCAAATGGAATTGCTTCGTGAAGGTGTTCCGCAATGTTTCTGCTGGTCGTCATGTCATCCAGGCGACTGCTGCCGACATCATCGCCAATCAGTATTTCGCTGGCTGGGGAATCGGCGCAGAAATCCCTCCGGTCGTCATTCTGCCCGGCTTCAATCGCCCCTACGACTATGACGTGTGGCCGAACTGGAACTACGGCAACGCTCGCGGCACCGTCAACGCCAACCACGCCGCAGGGGTGGCGAGCTTCACCATCACCGCGCCACTTTCCCCAGGTGGCAATGCCAACACGCTCAAGCAAGGGGAACTCATCACGCTGAGCAAGGACACTCCGAACGAAGAAACTTTGGAGATCGCCGCTGATGCGACTGGCACCACCGTCACTACTACAACGGTTAGCCAGTTTGAACACAATACAGGGGATCTATATGAGGGCAATGTGCATGATGAGGCAATCGTTCAGCGCCTTCTGGATTGGATTCCCGATGTGCTCGCGGAGGGCTGGCCAGATTCCTGCCTCTATGTGGACATCGAGACCGCGCTCAACAAGCAGGAGCGGTACTTCGTTCAGACCAACACCGTCGCTCTCAAGGACGGTGCTCATTTCTCTGATTTGGGTCATGCCGTAGTTGCCGAAGCGATCCTCGGCAAGCTGCGTGAGTCGGCGGCTGTGGCCGAGAATCTTGCAGCGCACCTATCGGTGCCGATCGCGCCACTTCCCGATCCGGTCTACTTCCTTGGTCCGCTTGCGACCGCAGCGGCGGGAACTGCTCCGGGTGGGGCAAACCTCGTGGCGGAAGCGTTTGCGAACACTCGTCAGCGTCGTGATCTCAGACGATCCGTTGAGGCTCGCTTGCAGCTTCTCATCACTAGCAATGCGCTTTCTACTCGTCGTGGCCGTGTGGAGTACAGCCTTGATGGCGGGACCACATGGAAGACGCTTGGCAAGAAGCCAACTTGGGCTGACACTGCCATTCAGACAGCGGGCGAAGCCGGGCAGGTTGATCTCAATCCAATCAACAGCCTGCGTGATTCGGGTTGGTTTGCCCTCCCTTCAGAGGTCTGGTCCGTGACAGATGTTCTACTGCGCTACGTACATGGCAACAGCAGTGCGGCCAACCCTGCCTATCAGTTCATCGCATTGGAGTTCCGATAGGTGCCCACCGTTGTTCGATACGCAACTGCGGATAGGCAACTAGCGGCGGGCGCAGCAAGCTGGAACGCTCCGGCGAACGCTCGACAGCTAACAGAGCCGGACGAATCTTTGTTTGCGTCGGCAACTATCAGCGCCAATCAGAACTCAGCGATTCATGCCTTCAGGAATCTTCGCTTGCTCGAAGAGAACGGTGGGCCGATTCCGCCCGGCGCAGAGATCATCAGTGTCGGTGCAGATTTTCGGCTGCAAGTAGCTCTCTCGACAGGGACACTTGACAATGTGACCGGGGCTTGCCGTGGCCGTGTCTATAAGAACGGTGTCCTGGAAGGCACTGAAAACGGTGTCACGAATCAGACTGTAAAGACGACGACTGCCTGGACAACGGTGTCGGTCTCATTCCCAGGCACCGAGCAAGCGCCACAGACCAACTTTTCGCGTGACGATTTGGTGCATGGTGTTGGTGGCGACACAATCGAGTTGGGCATCTATGCCACTGAGTTCGCGGGCGGTGGCGGGCTAGGTACCCTCACGGGTCGCTGTGCCTGGGTTCGTTTGACCGTGGAATACACGGTGCCTGCGGTCGATCTCGAAGCACCAAATGTTTCCAGTTCGGGTCAGACGGTCACCAGGATCAGCAGACAACCGGGAGCAGATGCAACTCAGATTGAATGGGTCTCGAATGAGGACTTCACGGAGCACGAGATCAGGGTTTCTCCGGGGA